AGCCCTGTGTCTGCAAAGAAGTTAGATAGGTTATTGAAGCCATTTAAATGTTGCCCAATATACTCGCTGTCTACGCTGGTGTAATACTTCCAGTGAGTGATATTAAAAATCATAGCTACTGTGTTAGCCGGGATTGTAACATTCACATCTGTAGCACTATTGGCGCTACTCTGGCCCCCAGCATTTGTCTCATTAACGTCGGTGTACTTACCATCAACAAGAGTACTGGGAGTAACTACCCAAGTGCTGCACTGGCTGTAAGTACTGTACGCAGAACGAATAACATTCAGAGCGCGGGTTATATCCGACCCTGTAGTATTCTCTACAGCCATCATACGAATGCCAATATTTGGGTAAGTGTAGGTGTTAGAGTTGCTGTAGCCTGTCGAGTTACTTGTTTCTTTGTATGCCATTACGTCAAAGTCAGCATGAGTAGCATTACAGGAATCTAATACAGGCCCAACATAAGTGGCGTCGTACCAGTCAGTTGTATTGTTCTGGTCCCCTCTACTACGAATTAGACGATAGCCATAGGTGTTTAGGGTGTAAGAGTTGTTACCATTTATACTACTACTGGTCTCCGCCCCATACCCATAAGTATTGTCATACCTTTCCCACACACCAAACAGACTTTGCACCGCCCCCGTAGGGGCCGTTGAGGTCGGTACGTTTTCAAGAGCTTTTATTCGGTTATGTAGCCATAAGTCTGTCATGGTGTGCTACCCCTGTCGATTAAACTTCTTCGATGTTTGTAATCTGACCAGTGCCACTATCTACGTTGACTGTGTAAGTCTTAGTGAAAGTCTGGCCACCAATGCTCACATTCTCTTTGAATGAGTCTAGGTTACCATCGGAATCGTAGGTGATGTTCCAAGTCAACTTACCATTGGATAAGATTGAACTTAGACGACCATCTGAGTCATAGGAGATGTTTGACGAGGTCACAGCACCAGTAAACATTAGGTCTTGGATTTGTGCCTGAGTGTAAGACGCAACATCTTGTGTGTAGTTGCCTAGATTAGTCTCTAAGTTGCTGAAAGCAGTGTCGAATTGTGCTTCGTATTCTACTTGCTCTTTGGCAATATTACCAGCCATTTCGTTCAATTCAGTCAAAACAGAACCCAGAGAGGCATTCACATAAGTAGTGATATCACCCAGCTCTGTGTTGGTATGTGATTTCAGGGCTGTAGCGATTGACTCAATCTTAGTAGGTATCTCTCTAGCAATAGTGTTAGAGAAAATACTTACATTGGTAGTGAAGTCATCTACTGTATGGTCAGTGAGGATAACACCGCTAGTTTTAATAGAAGCAGTAGTTCCCATCATACCACTGTGGCTACCACAATAAATGTGTAGCAAGTCAGGTGTAGTAGCACCAACAACGATAGTTACAGTTGCAGATGAAGCTCCTGCGGTTCCCGAAACAGTTACGCCTGTTGTGAACTCTGAACCAGAAGCGTGTGTGCCGTTCAGGGTCTCTGAGAACTTGATTGGGTGCCCAGATACACTGGCATTAGATACGTCAAAAACGTAAGTGTTGCCTCGTGCAAAGAACAAGTTAGGGTGCTTAACACCATCGATTTTAATTCGGTTACCTTCGCCTGCGTAGTTAGCGACTGTAACGGTATGGTTGATTGTAGCCATTAGGTTACTCCGTTTTAATTAAGCCGCTGATGCAGCGTAGAAGGTTTCAAGTACAACATCTCCGAAAGATTCCAGAGTGCGTTCTCCAGCAGCAACATCACCATTAATATCAATGTTGTGACTGTCTAAATTCTGAATCTGCCAACGCAGTTCAGACCCTAAAGGAATGCCTGATCCGTATGAAATGGCTCTAGCAACATACATCATGTCGTCTTCGGCCAATGTTTGTGACATTACGGTTCGAGCAGCCCCTACGAGCTTTTCCACTAGAGCGGCGTAACCAGTGCTGTTGGCATACCCCTCCATGAGTTCGAGTGTCTTAACGCACACGATAAGTTCTCTAACGGTGGGCGTGTCTAGCATGCTACTTAACTTAGCAATTGCTTCATCCCCCGCAGATTCTCTGGCTACAAAGTAGGTGAGAGTTTGTGACATTAGATTAGTACCCCTATGAGTGATCCTTGAGCAGCGTCTAGGCTGTTACTTACCTGCGCAGCCTTCTGACTGGCTATGAGTGCGCTGTTGGCAGCTGCTGTTTCCGAGAGACCTGAATTTGTTTCAGAAGATGCAGCGGCTATCTGGCTGGCCTCCGCTTTAGCGGCGTAATGCAACGCGGAGTAACCTGTCACACCCGTTGAAATGGTGTACTGTAGGTCCTCGGCATTAATAGCCAGTTTTTGCGCGTCTATACGGTACTGGTCTACGCTGTTAACGCCCAAGCTCAGCTGATCTAAGACGTACTGCTTATTAGCCCCGTCAGTGCTTTCTACTGGAGTAGCTACATTACTAACTACATTGCTATCTGCATCAACAGGCCCCGTATGTGTGCCTGCACTGTCCCCTGTTAGGTTACCATTTACATCGCCAACTACGTTGCCTGTTACGTTACCCGTTACACTACCAATAAACTGCGCATCTGTGCCGTCTGTACCATTGTTGAGAATAACAGTAGTGTTATCCTCTGCGTACATATCGCCCCTGAAATTACCGACGGCTGTACCAAATAGGTCCCCATAAAAACCGTTATTGGGTCCTACAAAACTGGGGCTGCCTGCTACAATAACAGTGCCGTTGATTTGTGCTGGGGTATTGGCGCCTAATACACCTTCAAAATTCGCGGCACTTGCTGTGCCATATAGATGTAGGTCCCGAAACTCGTAACTGGACGAACCGATATCGTTGACACCACTCGTCGCGGGAATCCAGTGTCCTTGTGGATTGAATGCAGCCAGTTCATGCCAACTAGCAGCACCAGAAACATTACTGAGGCACTGGAATACTTTGTTTGTGGTGACGTTGACCCATATAGAGCCGATTGCGTAGCCATTGCTGACATCATCTGTCTGTGTTGGATTGCTTGTTTGTCCTGTTGAATGCTTACCACCAACGCCACCATTGTCAGGCATCAGGTAGCTACTTACAGAAGTCTGTAAATTTATCTTAGGGGCGTTGCCTGCCGAGCCATCATGTGAGTGGCCACCAGTACCAAAGGCGTTTTGTAAGCTGTTAAATTCTGCGTTTAACGGGGGTGCTGTGACGTTCTCTCCATTGAGAATATCAGCAACCGACTGTCTAGTATATCCCGCCATATTTTATCTTCTCCCTGCAACAGAGAACTCGAAAACCATCCCCTGAATTGAATGAGCACTATTCTCACCTAGTGTTACGAAGGTGACTTTTACTGCATACCCTGAGCCCTGAATGTCAGTGGACATAATGGGCTTCTCATTACCGCCGTATTTAATGTTTGGCCCACCGTAGTTGATGTCCCGGCCTGAGTAGACAACAGGGGCCCCGGCAGATGACTGGGAATAAGAAGCGGGCTTTGCAGTGTCAGTATCGTCCCAGTCGTAGGCGACAGATACGTTCATCTCCAGAGGCCCCTCTGCGCGAATAAACGTGTTTACCCTGCGAAGAATTTTACGGACTTCAGTGTCACCGAAATCAAAATAAGGAGTACTATATATTCCTGTAATACCGGCTCCGTTAAAAGTATCAGTCTGCTCTTGTCGATAAACGCCGCCATTGTAGTCTCCATGAAGAACATACTCTGTTCGGCCTATGTAGCCAGATGTACAACAGGACGCCCGGATACCTAGTAATTCACCAAACTCCCAACCCAGCTTCTGGTCGGCTGTTCGGAGCCCACCAATTATGCCGGTGCTTTCTGATACTTGCTCTGAGTCATCACCAATAAAGTAGCGTAGCTGAGACTTTGTACGAACAACCACACCCACTAAAACGCTATCCAAGTCGTAGTCTGCGGGCATATCTACAAGAAGAGCCTGAATGCTTTTAGAAATAGTCTCTAATTCAACGTCACCAATACGGCTTGTACCAGCAACGGGGCGTAGACCATCAGGCGCTAAGAACACCAAATCACCACCAATCTCTAGTACTGAGTCAGAGGCAATGCAGCCTACGTTAGTAGTTACCTGATCTAGCAAAAACCCTAGTGTGAGGTCCGTAGATACTCTCTTGATAGCGTTGCTACCAAAGACAAATAAGTTGTCCCGGAAGGGCTTGATCTGGACTACGTCAAAACCAGTATTGAGCTGCCCTGCGCCTGCGGCGGCTGTGAAGTTGTACGGGTCTTGTGGGGCGCTGTGGCACACAACTGCTTGCTGCCCCCCATCACCACCTAAAAACAAATGGTTTTCAAAAACATCAATCAGCGAGGGAGTATCAACTAATTGATCGCCGCCCGCATCTGTGGCTGTGCCAGTACCTGCGACTGTTAGCTCTTGCCAGTTACTGCCATCAAAAATAATTGGGGGATTAACGCCGTCTACAAAAGCAATCTTATTGCCGTCACCAAAGTTGAATGTAGCAAAACGTATTCTGTTTACTTCAACAAACCCATTAGCAGAGATCGTGTTCCTTGTGTATCCCGTAACGAGCTTAGTCCAGCCCGCGTAAGGCACATACCTGTAAAAACTATAGGTGTTTGTCCCTACGTCTTTTCGTGCGGCTAATAGGTCAGCGTTATTGTACAGAGTGCTCCTAAAAATAGCTAAGCACAGTACCTTACCTTCTGCTTCTGTCTCTGTACCGACAAATTCAGAGGCCCCATCCAATGGCTGATACCCACTAATCCTTCGGTATCCGCCATACAAACTGGGCTCATAATTCACTAGACGAGTAGCAGAACCCGGAAAGTTCTCAGCTAGGTCTAGGTGGTTTTCCGTCGAGTTAAGTCCTCCAGACGAAATGACCTTGTATGACTGGATTCTATCCGCCATTAAAACGCCACTCTACGGTCAGAGATGTACTCATAGTTGTTAATGTAGAGTGTCTGTAAATTCTTTAGTCCCTGAGCAAACAGAGCCTGTGCAACCTGTGCAGCTTCTACGTTGTCCTTGAACATATACATATGCATCAAAGCCCCATCTACCACCACGCTAGAGAAGCTCTCGGGCACTCTTGTTTGGTCGTCGTAGAGGTTCAGATCGGCGTAGTTCAGGAAGTACCTAAAACGTATTTGGTAGGTCTTGTCTGGGGAGGGAGTAACACCAAAACCATTACCATGGCTTGGAAAGACCATAGTAGGACGCGCCCGGCCAGAGGAGTCAGACTCGTTGTCATCGTCCCGGTACTTGTCGTACCACTCGTCGCGTTCAATGTAGCTTAGGTGCTTAAATTCGTTTGTGCCGCCGACATTCTCAATAACTTGGAAAGAGTTCCAGTCAACGACTTTAAAAAAGTTAGGCCAGTCGTATTCTTCTCGGCCAATCTCAAGTGTCTGCGTATGCTCGGCAGCGTTAAAAGGCCACTCAAACTCAGACTGATTAATAGATGCAATAGACGCTTGGACAGCATCTTTGACGAGAGCCTGTACTCCCCGAGCAGTTGGGAAGTCCGACGAGCTAAGTTCCACCTCATTTAGGCGACGTAAAACTCTATTGGATAGTTCTAGAAAGGTAGCAGGCATCTAAGTCACTTTTTAAGATATAAAAGGTAGGGAGGCCCCGAAAGGCCCCCCCTTAACCAAACTACTTATGCTACGTTGTATTCCGCAGTGAACAGGCACTCAGGACGCAGAATCTTGCGACCAAAGAGGTTCATGCCACGAACTACATCGGCAAAGGTGTCAGGTGAGCGGAAGCTCTCAGTCTTAGAGATCTGCTGAGCTGTAGCTACTGCTGACTGGTGTCCTGCAACAACAACACCAAAGTTAGCATCAGAGCCGTCTGCATCAGCAGTACCAGCGCCAGTACCAGCGTATGGGAGGTTGTTAGACTTGTAGACCTTGAAGCCACGGATCAGACCAGAAACAACACGACCGTTACGAAGAACGTCGCCTGCATCCTGACCGCCAGCGAAGTCGTTGTTGATCAACTTGCTGTTCTCGTCCATTAGCAGCTCGTAGAATACGGGATCAGCTACGAACCAACGATCTTCAGTTGCTACGTTAGCTTGGTCCATCTGACGAGCGATGCGGTTAAGCATAGCTAGTGGAGAAGTGATTGCACCAGCACCGCCGCCCGCTGCCAAAGGCAGAGAGTTACCAGCAGTTCCGCCGAAGGTAGCTGCGTCGATCTTGTTAGCAGCCAGCAGTTCGTCAGCACCAGCAGCCGCGTCAGCTTTGTCGCCAGCAGGAGCTGTTCGTGCAGCCCAAGAAGAGCCGCCCCAGTCGTAACCGGCTAAGTAGCCCAGTACGTTCTGGTCAAAGGCGTCCTTCAGCTTGTATGCTGCATTGTCTGTAGCAAGGCTGATGAAGTTGTGGTGTGAGTGTTGGCTCTCAATGTCGTCAACTTGGAACTGGAAAGCATTCGCCTGATCGATGACCAGAGAGAAGTCAGTGTCGGCCAAGTCCTGAGAAGTCATGGCAGTGCCACGCTTGTAGTCAGAGACAGTGATTGTTGGCTCTTTCATGATGCGAACAGAGTCGCCCATTGAGCCGATTTCGCCCATGTAGTCAGTGTTAGTGATACCTTCTACGATGGACTCTTTGCGCAGAGCAAGCTGCACTTTTTTGCTATAAATTACGGGGCTGAACGCACCGTTTGGCAGGTTAGAATAACCTGATGCTGATGGAAATGCCATTAGGAGGTCTCCTTGTGGCGTTAAAAAAGTATCGTAATGAGACTAGGCTAAAACAAGAAGACGACTGCGAAGTGGCGGTTTCAGCGGAAGGGTGCATGATCAAATTAGAGGCTTTCGACACCTCGGCAGCCAATCATGGGCCTTGCTAAACTGGTGGACTTATCGTCAAAACTTCTGTTTGGGGTGCAATTTGTAAGAGTAGGCTGTTAGCGGTCTTACATTGCTCCTGAGTCGGAGCGAGTGAGAAACCCCTAGATAAGGGGTATTCCTATGTAAAGAATTATAACACTCAACTAAGGGTTTCTCAAGGACTATTATCGGGCTGCGCCAGAAAGATCGTAAACAAACGAGCCTTTCTGCATAGATTCCATAATTGCCTCTTCGTTTTTCTCATACTCAGAGTTAGTCATTTTTGATACTTGGCTCTCACTAAATCTGGCCTGCCCCTTACCTGCCGGAGCAGAGGAACTGGACCTAGAGACAGCT